ACTTTCCGTCTTGTGCGCCCAAGCCATAACCGCCGACACAACTCCAGGGCACAGCATCGGCGTCATTTACAGGGTCAGGCAGTCCCGTGACGCGGTTGCCGTTCATTTCGATGTCCCAGCCCATGTCCAAGGTGTTTTCGCGTCCAGCAACCTTGCCGAATGCAAAGCCCTTGCCGCCAGCATAAGAAGACCACGTTTTTGCAATGGAAGAACCTAACCCCGTTCTCGGCGGTACGCTGCCGAAGTCATCTGTGACAATCAGCGCAACATCATAAGTGGAAGATGTGTCTGCTTCAAAGACAAAGAGTTGATTGCTGGCAGAATACGAAGACAGGTTTGCCGTGTCTTCCGCATACTGGCTTTCCGCGATTTTCTTATATCTTACGGTGCGCTTGAACGAATTCTTGTTGTTCAGCGGCGTTGCGGTTGCGCTGAACTTTACCGCAAGGTATTCACCCGACTTGTCCGCGACACCAGATGCGTTGCTTCGATAGACGCTGAAATCGGAAATCTTCGGCGCGGAATAAGCCAAGACAGACACCGTGCTTGCGGCAGAATTAGCCCTTTGTCGGCTATCTCTTACCGTGGCATTCACGGTAAGATTGCCAGAACCTTTGATGGCTGGCGTGGTGAAATAAGATGACGTATAGCCCTGCCCGTCAAACGACACCGCATAGCTGTTGATATACGAACCGTAGCTTCCCGATGCAGAAACAGAAACTTGCAGCGAAGACTTGCCCTGAACATATGCGCCATATTTGGCATAGCAGCCAGTCGCGTCAGACACAGACAAGGAAACAGACGGCTTTACGCTGTCGGGAATCGAACAGGTGATGGTCTTTGATTCCGAACCAACACTTGTGCTTCCGTTGTATGTGGTAATTGTGAACGCCACAGAAACGGAAGAACCTGCTGTGTTCTGCTGTGCCAAAGACAGCGGTGGTGTCCACGAAATGCTTGTGCTGCTGGACTTGTCGCAAATAGTGCCATATGCGCTGCCGCAACTGTATGTGATGGTATGCGTGAAGCTGGACGATTTGCGGGTGACTGTCAATGTCTGTGCAACGCCCAACGTTCCGTTGCCTACCGACAAGCTGCTCTTTCGCGGAATTGTGGTCAGCGGCGTTGATGCCGATGCGGACACCGTGCCGCTGCCTGTGCCAGTCGCAAAAGATGCGTAACAAGCCAGCGTCTTTGAACCATCGTCATTGTGGGCAACGTCAACCGTCTTTGTGACCAGCACTTTGCTGCCCGTACTCGTTCTGTCATCGTTAAATGTATTGGCAAATGAATACGCAGTTCCGTCAATCGTCAGCGTACCAGCGGGTGGTGGATATTCTTTGTTCCAAGAACCGCTGTCCCATGTTGCGGTGACGCCGACAGAAACATTTGACGTATTATTGGCAACGCTTTGACTGTTTTGCGCGATAGAAATGGAAAGTCTTACAGCCATTTAATCATCCCCCCACATATTCGCAGTTGACGTTTCCACTGCCGTCTTCGCTGATCTGATAGCCAAACATATTGAGTTGCTTGGTGATGTTCAGTTCGGGAATCAACGCTTTACCAGAGGAATCGAAACGCTGTACTTCAACACCGTTGACTAAGATGCTGATTTCATCGTTGTCAATAACAACCTTGTTCGGATTGTCAACTTGTCCGATTGTCAAGCCATTTATGTCAAAGGTGAAGTATTTCGTGATTTCGTTCACCTGTGTCTGGAGCACATCAGCAACAGAAGTGATTCGCTCTTCTGTTTCGGTGAACTTGACTGTCATCTGGTTAGACAGCAACGTCAATTGGCTTTCTACTGTCTGACGAAACTCTTCGTAGTTCGATGTCTCGACATACGATTCAAGAGCCGACAGAATGATTGCTTCGCTGGTGTTAATCAGTTCCGTATGCTGTTCTTGAATCGAAGAGCGGATAGCTTCAAGTTCTTCGTTCTTTATGCCCGAAACCTCGCCGTCAAGGTTTTCTATCATGGTCTGCGTCTCTTCGACTTTGTGCTTCAAGTCATTCGTTGTGCTCTGAATGACAGTCATGTTCTTAGAAGCAGCTTGGAACTGCTCGATCTGTTCTTGCTGAATGTCGCTCAACGTCTTGAAGTTGTCGCCTACTTCAATAGTAGAAAGAACTTCTTCGCAAACGTTGATATTCTTCTTAATGATTCTCGCCGTGTCATCAATGCCCAGCAAGGCGTTCTGAATTGGGTGATAATTGTGAACATCGAAGTCATCAATTTCAAGCCCAATCAGCGAAAGGTCGAGCGCGGTAATCGAATACTTGACTTGTACTCGATTGTTCTCAATCAACCAGTCCCGTCCTTTAGCAAGCAACGCGCTTGCTGTAGTCACGTCATCGAACTCGACATATCCAACATGGATGCCGTATGCCGCAATAGCCGTTTCATCGTCAATGTAAATCTTGCCGCCGTTGACGCTCGAAATGTCAAGCCGCTCTTCTGTGTCGTTCAGCTTACAGCCCAGCGGAATCAAGCGCGTCACATATGCAGACGGGTCAACTTCTTTGGTGATTGACTTCATGTTGCGAGACAGGGCGATTGGCGTAGAGCGTCTTTCGCCAATCTCTGTCAGATAGTCAATATAGTTCACGCCATCGACCACACGGAAGCAGATTTCACCGCCCAGCTTCTTGAGCAGCTTTTCTTCAAGCGTCTTCCATGTATTTTCACGCTGGATGCCGACATACAGATTGTCGTTCGGGTCTGTGACCGTAACCTCGCCAATCGTGAACCGCTTGTATTCTTCAACCTGTGCATTGTGCGTGTCAATGATGTGTTGGAACAGTCCGTTGACTGTCCAGTTCTGTTCTGCGACATACGTTTGCTGGCTGTCGCACAAGAAGCCGAAATAGCTTTCACACGTCACTTCTTTTGCGATATGTCCGTCAGAATCCATCGAGACATTGGAGTACAGCACACGACCAAGAAACTCATAGCGGTTTCTGTTCGTGTTATAGACAGACACAAGCGTCTGGAAGTCGAAAATGGAATTAAATCCAACGTTAGACGGCGAGAGAGCAAAGGAAAAGGAGTCAATAGCATTGACTCCCTTTACCACGTTGCCGCTTTTCAGTTTCTGTTCTTCGTTGTGAATAGGCGTTTCAACTTTGCCGTTATGAAGTTTGACAATATACATTAGAACACCTCTTCATAGAAGTAGATTTCTACCGTTCCATTCTGCTCTGCTTGAAGCGTCATTGTGTTCACACCCACCGCGAACTTGAACGAATCGTCTGTCGTTTCTCCTGCGCTCAAGCCATAGGTAGCATTGTCTATCTTCAAGACGAAAGGCACATCGCTGCTGAACGTAGGCGTGATTCTGTGGCTCGAATCGTTATGAACGGTAACCGCGACTTCTTCGTTTGCTACAAGTGCCGCGCGGTACAGCTTCATGTCGTTTGCAATCATATACGGGTATGCCGTGAACGTGACCGAAATAGTAGATTTTTCCACCTCGGAATCGTCCACGTCAATATCATCGTATGTAGCAACGAAATGATAGTCTGCAACGAACGGGTCATACAGGTTTTCGCTCATAACGTTCATCACCCAAGACTTGAAAGCAATCTTCTTTTCTTCCAGTTCTTCGGGCGTTGCCGCGCTGATCTCAAACACATATTCCAGCGTCTTTTCTTCCCAATAGACTTCGCCGTTGATTGCAGAAAAATCATAGGTCACATTCGAGAACGGGACAGTTTCTTTGATGCTCTTTTTCTTTGCGTCTTTAATCGTGCGTTCTCTGACGCTGGCTTCGTAATCGTCATACGAAAACTTGTCGCCGATTCTTAGCTGGTCAATCATTTTGCACCTCCTAACCTATTGAGAAAGCACCGTTCAACCTGTATAGTCGTTGAAGTAACCATAATGAACAACCATCGCCTTTTCCACAAGTCTGGTTATAGCTTTTGCCATGCCGCTATATACCACAGAAACGGGGTGCCCCTGCACTTGGTGGTCTTTGTAGAACGCAGTATTGAAAAACTCGTCTTCATACTGCTTGATGCACGGGATTCCATAGTGCCTTGCAATCTCAATAATTGCTTCGTTGTACGCTGTACAATTCCAGCGCGTTTCTGCAAGTGTAGACAGAATCAGCTTTCTGTCTGGTGCGTGTGCTTTTACTTGTTCAATAATGCGCCCGTAATTACCATAGAAAGTGTCTGGGTTGTTTTCGTAATTGGACGTAATATCATCGATAGTGCCAAGATATTCTAAGCCCAATTTGTAGACATCATTGATGCCGAGCGCAAAAATATAGAGTTGCTGTGGTTCGTCTTTCAGCAGAAGCGGCAACCCCATACCAGAAGTTAACCATGTTCTTGTGGTCAATCCCCCAGCAGAATAGTTTTTGCAAGCTATGCCATGCGTTCTGGCAATAATCTGCCCCCAACTAATGCTATAATAGTCTTGTCCTTTATAACTTCCGTCTGGCTGCTGCACATATACTTCACCGCTTGCAAAACTATCACCGACAACACCCATTTTTTCAAAAAGGCTAATGCTTGCATTAGTGTGCAGGGCGTTCATCTTGACATTCAAGTTGTCTATTTCATTGTAAAGGGTGCGGCTGTGAACGCATGACGACTTGACTTTCGACTTTTTGCCAGTGTCGGTATATCGGCTTCCGCTTTCCATAGCAGACACGTCAAAGTCTACAATCAAAATGCTATTCGCACCGAAAGAAACTCGCACTCTCTTTTGAGTGGTTTCTAATTTGTGTACAGCGCGGATAGATTCAAAGTTTTCGCCGTTGCTATCACAACTAAAAATAGAAAAGCCTACCGAGTCGATGTAGCCGTTTCTGATGTCAGAAATCATCAGGTGGTCATATTCATCTGTGTAAATTTCTACATTAGAAATGTAACGGTCTGCGCCACCGTGGCTTACGAAATCAGACACGGCATCCATAGACAATTTGGACACTTGTTCACGAACAGCGGTGCCAGCAGATTTGTGGGTTACACCATCCGCGCCAACGCGAATATCTTGCAGTTCCGCATCGCCCGTGGTGCTTCCATCTTTCAGCGCGACAATGTTGTCAATGCGCTTGCGCTCAACATCTAACTGCTGGTTCATATGGGTTTCGTAGTCGCCCATAACCATATGAACTTCGTCAGATTCAGCTTTCTTCCATTCGGTCAAGTCAGCTTGCAGTTCGGCAGCTAATGTCTGCATGACTTTCTCTTTCCATTGCTCAATCACATCGACATATTCAGCTTCAAACAAGTCGGAAGCGTTAATGCCTGTGGAAATAGTAACGGTGTGCGTTGCCGTGTTCCAAGCGTAATCGACAGTACCGTTAGTCACGCAGCAGAAACGAACAATGAAAGTCAGCGTACCGACAAGCCGTGTGGCATTGCTGGAAATCAGCCATGTGCAAATCACCTTGTCTTCGTCATCGGGGCTGACTTGAATGTCCGTTACCTTATAAACGCCAGAATTTTGCACTCTTGTGACAGCATCAATGTTGAGAAAATGCACTTCCACAAGGTTGCTCTGGCTCATATCGTGGTCTTCGATATATCGGGGTAATTCAAAGGTGAACCGCTCCGAGTTATGATCGAACTGAATCAGCGTTGTCTTCTTTGTCTTTTCATTGCCGATTGTTCTTGTGACAGGGTCGATGACGAAATACGAATCCCTGTCATGGACGTTGTGCATATGTCCCATTTACTACTCCTTTTTGATACACGAAAGAGGGCTGGAAAACCCAGCCCCCTTTATTGTTACTCTACCGCAAGACCACGGCTCTTGAACGTGGTGCGCAGACCATTCACGCTGTCACCGTCACTCGCAGTTGCATAAGCAAACTGTCTGCCGTTGATGTTCATTTGAATCGGTCTGTTCGCCAAGTCTTCGATTGCGTATGCCAGCTTTTCGAGATTGACAACGTTCATCGTCTTTTCGATTGCGCCAGCAATGTAGCCCTCCAGCTTGTCAATGGGCAGAATCGCTTCTGCGCCAGCTTCGCCGCCAGCCATCAGCCTATTGCCGTTCATGCCAAAGATGGTAGGCTTTGTGAGAATACCGCCCTCTTTGTACCAGTCAATTTTTAGCTTCGGGACAGACGGGGGATTCAGCGACAACTTGCCCTCGATGCTGAAATGCGGAAGTTTGATGTTCGGCAGTTTCAGCTTCAAGTTAGAGAAGAAGCCCTTGATTGCGTCAATGACGCTCTTGACTTTATCTTTCGCCGCTTCGATGGGCTTGGTAATTGCGCTCTTGATGCCATTCCAAACGTTCGTTGCCGTGGACTTGATGCTGTTGAACACGTTAGACACCGTTGTCTTAACTCTGTTGACAGCGTTGGAAACGCCAGACTTGATGCCATTCCAGACGTTAGAAACCGCGCTCTTGATGCCATTCCAAACGGAAGTCGTGACACTCTTGATGCTGTTCCACACTCTGGAAACGACATTCTTAATCGCGTTGACAACGGTTGTCACAGCGTTCTTGATTGCGTTCCAGACAGTAGAGAACACATTCTTAATGGCGTTCATAACAGTCGTGATGACAGACTTCACAGCGTTAATGCCGCTGGTAACGAAATTCTTAATCGCGTTCCATGCAGTCATTATAGTTTCTTTGCAGTTCTCCCAAATCATGCGGAACGGCAAAGTGATGATCTGAAACGCGGCAGAAATGAGAGAGCCAATGAACATGATTGCCACTTTGACAACGTTGCAAATCGTGTCCCAAATGGATTTCAGCGATTCCCAAAGTCCTTTGAAGAAGTTGACCACAGGCTGAATGACATTCGTGTTGAACCAGTTTGCAACCGATGTCCAAATGCCCTTAATCCACTCCCACGCAGTAGAAGCGGCGTTTTTAACGCCCTCCCACAAGTCGGAGAAGAAAGCCTTGACTTGCTCCCAATGCTCAACGACTACCACAGCAATCGCAACGACTGCGGCAATAGCCGCGATAACACCAGCAATAACCCATGTAATAGGGCTGGCAAGCATAGCAGAGTTCGCCGCCCATTGTGCAACCGTGTAAATGCCCCACGCTGCCGCAAGTCCTCCCAAGCCAATCGCAAGAACGCTCACCGCCGCCGCGATAGCCTTGACCGCAGTAGGATGTTCGTTCATCCAGTCAAGCGCAGCCAACGCAAGTTCGCTGACCTTTTCAACGGCTGGTGCTACCGCGTCCAGCAGAATCGTCTTCATTTCCTGCCATGCGGTTGTTACAGGCTCAAGAGAAGAAGCAAGGTCATTTTCGACAAGCATGTGTTCTGCCGTAGCTTCCTTTGCTTCCATCTGTGCGCCAGCTGTGTCGCGGTATGTGTCAGCAGCACCGCCGTACAGCTTTGTCAGCGTTTCCGTGATAAGGGCTTGACGCTCTTCCTCGGTAGAACACTCTTTCAACGCTTCGTTGAACGCATCTTCTGCCGTGGTAACGTCTTCGCTCATATAGCCAGCAAACATTGTCGCCGCTTCGCTCGACCAGTTCAGCGCATCTGCGAGTGCGCCTGTGACTTGACCGACTTTAGCAGTTTCCATAGACGCTTCTGCCAAGCCCTCGACAGGCAAAGAATCTTGGTACGTTCCGAAGATGCCAGTCGTGATCGTTACCCAATCGGACAAGTCCTTTTGGTCATCCGACATTTTGGCAATCAAGTTAGCGGCTTCAACGGCTCTGTCTTCCTCGCCAAAGACAGCGTACAGGTCTTTCCACGTCTGCGTTGCTTCTTCTGTGCTAAAGCCTACGTTGTCAAAAGAAGTAGTCAGCGTTGCAAAGTCCTGCCGCAGTTCCAGCGTTTCAGCAGGAAGTTGTGCGAGGTAGCCTAAGAACTCGCTCATTTTGCCGATTGCCTCTTGAATCGCTTTCGATGCAAGGTCAGCAACCACGCCGCCCAGCACAGTAAAGCCGTCACCGCTCTTCTCTGCTGCATCGCCAGCGTCCTTGAAAGACTTGTCCAGCTTGTCTGCTGCCGATTCTGCTTTACCAAGTGCTTCTTGGTTGTCTGCCAGTTCGCCCGACAAGTCCTTGATAGACCGCTTCAACTTCTTGGCTTCGTCAGAATTTTTGCCGTACTCGAGAACGGCATCGGCATATTCTTTCTTTAGCCTGTTTAGTTCGCTCTGCTGGTCATCAATGGTGTTAGTCAGCTTCGTGGTAGCAGAAGCGGCTTCTTTGGCGGCACTTCTCTGCTCGTCAAGTTCTTTATTGCAAGCGTCAATCGCCTGTCTGATTCGCTCTTCGGCACTCTGTGCGTTAAGCAGCTGTGTCCGCAGTTTCGATACTTCTGTGGAGTTATCGCCAAAGATTTCAGCGGCTTTATCGACTTTCTGCGACAATGCTTCGGTCTTTTTCTCGGAAGCTGCCAGCTGTTCTGACAGGTTCTTTTGCTTGTTTTCTAAGGCTTCAACGCTCTTACCCGTGGTTTTCATCTGTTCATCGTTCAACTTCATTTCAGCACGAAGTTCCGACATTTCATCGTTCGCTTTTTTTATAGAATCGTTAAAGTCTTTGGTTTCCGCTGTAAATTTAATTTTCGCTTCGTTTTTTGCCATGTATTCACCTCCTATTTGCTTCGTTCTTTCTCAATGGCGTAGTCAAGCCAGTGGTCATAGGCAACTTTGTTCTCGACTACACCGAGCAAAAAGGAATAATCTGCGTACCAGAAAATATCCTCTGGAATTTCGAGAATTAAGACATAGTAGGTGTAATAATCCTCGATGTCTTCCAGCTGGAATTTTGGTATTCTGATTTTACTGCGCTTCCGCTCACGGGTACGCTGAATGAACGGTTCGCGGAAGCCTTTTAGTTTTTTGGCTGGGTAAGACGCTTGACAGCATTTGCGACAGCGATTCTGTCAGAGCCGCACTTCATCATGAACTCTTCTTCTGTGATGATCTCGTCAGCGTTGAGGTTATCGCACATATAAGCAGCGTAGAGAATCGTCATCATGTCCAGTTCGTCATAGTTGCCGTTCGCGCTATTGTTCATCGCCTTGTTGTAGCGGTTATACAAATTCACGTTCTTGCCTTTCAGCTGATACAGCGCATAGAACGCAAGCGTCAGCTTCGCGGTAGTACCATCGCAAAATTCAAAGTCAATGGTCGTGTTCATTTTGTTTGCCATCGTTCATTCTCCTTGTGGTAAAAGTAAAGCCCACCGCAAAGGCGCGGTGGGCTTGCTAGTTTACTTTTCTTCCTGCTCTTCGGTTACTTCCTCAACCAGAGGGGCAGTTTCCAGAATTTCAGCAAAGCGTTTCTTGGTGACGGTGATAATCTCGTCTTCCTTATACACCTTGCCCGTGTGCTTGTCTTTGAATCGCTTCAAGACTTTCACTTTCATTCTGTGTCACTCCTTACGCATTGTCGATCTGTACCATGTCGGGCGTGAACTTGGTCATCCAGTCAGTCTTAGCAGTACCGTCAGTCAGTTCGCTTGCCAGAGCCTGATACACGCCGTTGCCGTAGTCATCGGGCATGATAGAAATTTCCAGTTCGATTTCGGCGACTTCCTCTGCACCATTCTCGGTCTTGGCAGTCTTGCCAGATTCGATAATGCAGTTGGGATATGCCTTGAACATTTCCACACCGTCTTCGTCATAGACGTGCTGGGTGATAGAGAATGCTTCGTGGACGCTGTTGCGACCATACGCCTTAACGCCCTCGATCAGAGTGTCCAGTTCCATGCCATAAGCCTTGACATACAGTTCATAAGGCATATGCAGGGACAGAGACAGAGTACCTGCGCCAGTACCCTTTACAGTCTTCTTGAATACGACACCACGGCAGGACTTGGAAACTACCTTGGCTTCCATTTCCTCTTCGCTGGAGCCGATGCAGTTCGCAGAAGTGTACTCGGTTGCACTCTTGAACTTCACGCCCATTTCGCGGACTTCGTATTCAGAAAAAACGCCATTGGTCATAATTGTTTGCTCCTTTCGGTTATTTGTTTTCAAAACCCTCAACCATCTTGCTTATGCAGCGGTCAATGATTTCTGTTTGCTGGGATTCGCCACCGCGCTTGAAAAACTGTTGGTTTCCAACATGGCGGCGAGTGTTCGTTCCATCATCGGGAAAATATAGATACTGATAGTCCTTTGCCGACTTTACTGTGACAAATAAATTGCCCTTTTCATCGGTCATAGACTTGCTCGTTTTCGCAGGAGGCTTCTTTCCTCTCCACGTCTTGCCAGATACAGGCATTAACCGCCGAATCGCATCTTGAATCAACGGGCTTGCTTCTGTGTGCAAAACTTCGTTAATTGTGCTTTCTGCATCGCCTTGGAAGTCTTGTGCAGCTTGCAATAGCCTGTCTAATTCTCTTGCGTCCAGTTGTAAACGTGCCATAGAATCACACCTTTACAGGCTTCACGAAATGAAGCGTCAGCATTTCAACAACGACATTGGTGTTCGGCTTCTGAACGTAGTCGAAAGTCGGGTCGTTGTCAGCCAGTCGCATACCAGAGATTTCGAGCATCTTGTCAATCACAGTCTTTTCAAGACCCTCGGGAATGTAATTTTCACGAATGATGTGAACGGCGAAGTAATAGCTGTTGCTTGTCTTGTTTGCGCTGATTGCAATTCTCTCGCGGTCAAAGACGATATAGTCCCACACGGTTTCCCGAATGCTGTTATCGACCATGCCGTAAAAGACGTTCTTATCAACTTCCAGCAGCTTTTCTTGAATGTCGTTAAGAATCAATTCGTTTCACTCCCTCAAGATACATCCACATTTCTTTGCGGTCTTTGTCGATGTAGGAAATGTCGTACAGGTAGCCGTCAATGACCGCCTTGCACTTGTTGTCTACACCTTTGACCAGCCGTGTTCTGACTTTCATGTTCAGCGTGAAGTCGTTCTGCTGCGCGAACTCCATGTCCTGTTCTCGCTTCGCGGATTCCTCGAAAGCAAGTTTCACAATGAAGTCGAGGTTGTCCATCGTGGAAACATTCTGTTTAGCAGCGAAGTCCGTTCGCCGCTCCTTTTCACGATAGACGCTAACCACGCCGTCATTGTAGCGGCTGAATTTATTCTGCATCTTCATCACCGCCATTTGCGCGATAATACGCCACGTCATTTCTCGCCTTGACCTGTGCAATCATGTCTGCATAATTCACAAAGAACTCCGACAGAGAGTGATTCCATTCATAAAGGCAATAATTTTTGAAGAGCGTATTTTCGTCCCCTGCTACGCTGAAATCGAAATCGGAATCAGTAATCCCCAACCTGTGCTTCAAGTCGGGGATTGCAGATTCCATGATTTCTTCGATTCGAGCGGTTGTTTCATCATCTTCCCAAGTGATGTTCAGCTTGCGTCTGACCTGTCCGAGCAAAGTCGGATTGTCCATGATTCACAACCACCTTTCACGCAGTTTAGGCGGTCACAGTCTCCTCATAGTTGCGAACGGTGATGTAAGCAGGAGACAGACCGCTGATGTCCAGATACAGAGCAGAGGTGTTGTCGAAAGCACGACCAGCACCATACTGCTTCACCTTGAAGACGCGCTGGTCTTCCAAGAACTTGCACTCGTCAGAATACTCGATGACACCGTTCTTGCTGCCGCCCATGCCCATGAAATACTCGTCCTTGAGGAACAGAACGGCATCGCCGTCAGACAGAGCGTTGGACACGTAGACGGTGGTGGGGAACGGGAACAGGTTGTTCACATAAGTGCCATTGGCGTTCAGAACGGTAGTGGCAGGCATAACCTTAGTCAGATAGTCGTTCTGGTTGACAATCATGCACACCTCGGTGAACTTAC